AAAGTATTAGACCCTGGAAAATGGCCGAATTGTATACATATGTGTCACTTGTATTAATACGGTAATACAATGTGTGGTTCGATAGTGTGATATTATTTTATTGTGTATACAAGTATGCATGTGTGCATGTGTACAAGTAATATTATTTTCCTATTGCTTTGCAGTTGTATCTATGCTATAATTTCCATGTGGGATAATGCCCACGGAAAGGAGTTTATTTATGTTCATTTCTGTAGATTTGTTCGATGTGGTGTGTCTTATTCTTTTAGGGTTATGCGTGCTTGTCGTTGGGGTATATGTGCTTGTTAATTGGCTTATATACGTGTTTAAAGGAAGGAGATAATATGAGTTATTATACTTCAAAAATGACGGGAGAAGCAAAGAAGCGTAAAAATGAAAGGGAGCGCGAGTATAGAAGCGCGCGCAAAAGTGTGTGTATGGTATTTTCAAGACCTGCTTATGCATACATTGCCCGCATTGCTGAAAGCCTTGGATGGTCAGTAACAAGGACAATAATGTTTGGTGCAGTGTGTTTCTGGAAGTCAAAAAGTACATATGAAATAGGTGAGATTAGAAAAGCACCTAAAGCAGATATTGATTTTATTGCGAGGAGTTAATATGTATACGATCAAGATTAGGCGCTATCAGCGCGGGAAGTACGGTTCAACCCGCTACAGTTTCCCGGTTCGCATGTTCGCAATTCTGTTTGCGTGTGGCTACCAAGCGGCTTTACAGGACGCTAACCATCCGGAGTATTATGTGTCAGTCCACGATGATACCGGAATGATAAAGGACGCCCCCGAATTAGAGAGGATGGTACACGCTCATTATGAAACAAAGTGACTTTTACACCTCGGACGGATGGATTAACACCGATACCCTATTTAACGATCCTGCCACGTTTGTAGTTTGTACAGGCGGTCGTGGTATCGGTAAGACTTTTGGTGTATTGCGCGAGATACTACAGCGTGATATGCGTTTTATCTATCTACGCCGTACACAGTCGCAGATTGACACGATTAAGCTTGCCGAGCTAAACCCCTTTAAGGCCGTTAACGATGTATACGGTTATGACATTGTATCGGCCCCGCTTGGCAAGTATATGAGCGGTTTTTACCATAGTGACGATGAGGGAAAGCCCACGGGTGGCGCTATTGGTATCGGCGTTGCATTGTCCACAGTATCAAATATTCGCGGTATGAGCGCTGAGGACTTTGAGATTGTGGTATTTGATGAATTTATTCCAGAGCGCCATGAGCGGCCTATTAAAGAGGAGGGAACAGCTTTTCTAAACTGTATGGAGACATTTAACCGCAACCGTGAACAGCAAGGAAAGCCGCCGCTGAAAGTAATACTGCTATCTAACTCAAATGACTTGGACAGTGAAATACTACGCGCTATCGGTGCTCTCCGTCCTCTTGACGAAATGATTCGCAAGCGCAAAAACTATATTTCTTTGTATGATGGTGAATTGAGTATATACCGTTATCTTGATTCTCCCATATCAGCAAAGAAAGCAAAGAGCGCCTTATACAAAGTAGCGCACAATGAGGAATTTAGTACAATGGCCCTTTCAAATGAGTTCAGCGCGAGTAACTACGAGAATGTGCAACCGCGCAACTTGAAAGAGTACAGGCCGCTTGTATCAATAGGCAATGTTACAGTATACGAAAGCAAGGGTGATCTTGATTATTATGTTGTTGGTGGAGTAAAGGCAGAAAAGGTTTATACCCTGTTACCGAATAGTCAAAAAGCTTTCATCCGTAAATACTGGTATCTCAAAGAGGCAATGCTAACACAGCGCGTCTTTTACGCAACGGCCCCGGTTAAAATTGATTTTGAAAAGGTGTGGTGACAATGGCTAAAAGGAAAACTAAGTCAACTAATTATCTGTCGGTAAACAAGTTAAATTACATGCTGTCAAGAGGTGAGGTTAATTACAGTGATTTGCGTAAAATGTATACTAAATTGCGCAAACGTGCCATGTCTCGCATTAAGACCATTGAAGAATCTAATATGCCTTTTGCAGAGGGGGCGCGGCCTTATTTCACTAAATTATCAGACATAACAACAGAAAGTGCATTTGTTCGGGAGTTGTCCTCTCTAACTAAATGGCTTGAATCTCCCCGCTCCACCATGGCGGGGCGGCGTGAAGTACAGCGGAAAGCAATAGAAACACTACACAGTCATGGTTTAATGTGGGTGAATGAAGAAAATTACATTGATTTTGTTAACTTCATGAATTGGTTTAATGCCACAGAATATTCTGCAAAGTACGACAGTAACGCCGATATAGTAGAAGATATGGTGGTGTACGCTCAATACGTAGGTTATGAGGGCCTTAAGGAGCTATTTAAGGAGTTCAGAGCTTCACACTTCTATACTACGGGCGGCTCCCGCGATAAGCGTAGGTGGAAGTAAATGGTGTGGGATGTTGACTTTTACCCATTTGACAAGCTACACTTTACACCCGTTCCACGGCGCGCCGGGGAAAAAGGAAACTGGTATTATGCTGATTGCGTTTGTGCATTTGATATAGAAACAAGCACAATCACGGTTGACGGCAGAGAGCAAGCTTTTATGTATGTGTGGCAATTCTGCATTGATAAAGATGTTATTATAGGACGCACATGGGGAGATTTCAAATTCCTGTTATATCAACTCCGTCAACGTCTTGGAGATATGCGCTTATGTATCTTTGACCATAACTTGTCTTTTGAAATGCAGTACCTCGCGGGTGTATACCATTTTAATGACTATGAGGTTTTTTGTACTGAAAGCCGCAAAGTATTGAAATGTACCATGTATAATCGTTTTGATTTTCGCTGTTCCTATAAAATGACTAATCTTTCTCTTGATGCTTTCACAAGGCGTTACAAAGTGGAGCATATTAAGCGTTCCGGTGTAGGTTTTGACTATTCCAAAGTACGTTATCCAGATACCCCATTGACCCATAAAGAAATGCTCTATTCCGTTTATGATGTGTTGGGCCTTGTGGAAGCAGTAAAGGCGCTTATGGAGTTGAACGGGGATAACCTGTACACACTCCCGTTAACAAGTACCGGATTTGTGCGGCGTAATGTCAAGGCCGCTATGGAAGAATACCATTTCCAGATGCAAAATGAATGGCCCCCTTTCCGGTGCTATCAGCTATTGAAAAGCGCTTTTCGTGGTGGCAATACACACGCGAATAGATACTATAGCGGGGAGATTGTTGGCCCTGTTACTACAATGGACATATCCAGTAGTTACCCATCTCAACAATGTAACAAACTGTTTCCCGTTGGTAAGTGGAAAGAATGTATTTCCCATGAGATAGAGTATTTGCACAAGCTGATAGACAGGGGGAGTGCTGTTATTATGCACGTTGCATTTTCAAATGTGGAATTAAGAGATATTTATAACCCCGTTCCCTATATTCCAACAGCTAAGTGTATGTGCTTGGTGTTTCCTAAAAATGAAAAAGACGGGCAGAAAATGAACTGTGTGGATAACGGGCGAGTGCTACAAGCAAAGTATCTTGAAATGTGCATTACTGACATTGATTTTCGCATTATCGTCAATATGTACAAGTGTGATGTTGAAATACTGGAAATGTACCGTTGCTGGTATGACTATCTCCCCGAACCGATTAGACAGCAAAACATAGAGTATTTTAAGAAAAAGACAGAGTTAAAAGGCGTAGCGGGCCAAGAGTTGTTCTACCACAAGAATAAGGAGTTGTTAAACAGTATCTATGGCATGTCGGTGCAAGACCCGGTAAAAGAACGTATCTTGTTTAATGATCTTGGGTACACTACAGAAACAAAGAAAACGCCTCAAGAGATATATGAGGCAAAAGCTGGCATAGCTTTTACCCAATATTCTTATGGGGTATTTACGACAGCCCACGCAAGAGAAGCCCTACAAGCCGGACTCGACTTGTGCGGGGACAATTTGGTATACTGCGATACAGATTCATGTAAGTTTCTTGGTGAAGCGGATTTCAGCGCCTATAACAGAGACCGTGTAGCGGAGTGCATGAAAAGCGGCCTTTATGCGACTGACCCCAAAGGCGTGATACATTACGGTGGAGTGTTCGAGTTTGATGGACGGGCGGCGCGCTTTAAAACTTTAGGAGCCAAGAAATACGCTTATGAAGATGTGGATGGTAATTTGCATATAACTGTATCGGGTGTATCGAAAAAGCAAGGTGCAAAAGAGTTAGCCGCTAAAGGTGGATTAGAAGCATTTAAGCCGGGATTTATCTTCACGCAATCGGGTAAGACGGAAAGTGTATACAACGATCAAAAGAATCCTATCATAACCGAAAGCAACGGGGAGTTGCTTTCATTGTCCAGAAACGTTGTAATCCGGGAGACAACATACACACTTTCTGTAACTGGTGACTATGCAGAATTACTAAACGTTAGCGCAAATATGCTAAATAAAGTCCATAAACATTGGTTAAATTGCCAATTGCAATTATAGTATTTCTATGGTATATTATAGACAGTTAAGGGGCGGAGCTATTGCCCGGGAGGTGATACAATGAATTGCAAGTTTAACGCTGAAATGTATTACTTGAACAATTACCTTTGTGATTGTTTCGAACGTTCAATGGCGCTGTACCATGCAACGGGTGACGAACGGTACATTGACTATTGTGCAAGATTGCTCTTGTCGGAGCAGGTTGTCAATGAGCATATCTAAGTGTTAATCCGCTATAGCTCATGTTTCACGTGAAACACTGGAACGTGGGCTATGACGGGGGAACACCCTCGGACAAAGTTCAGCATCATAAAGCTGTCCTAACGGCTAAACGGGGAGAAAGGAAACATTATGAACATCATCCGCACCAACATCGACACTAACAACAAAAAGGCAGTTTACAAGCTGACCAAAGCTGACAGTCAGCGCGTACAGGACTTGGAACAGGGCTGTTCCTTTCCCGTTGACGCATGGGCGCTCTATGAGGAAGATAAGCTTAAAAAGGATGGCACTTCCGAAAAGCAGACGGTTCTTGCCGTTGTCAGCGGAGGCGTGAAGTTCGCAACGATCTCCCAGACATTTATTAACTCCTTTATGGAGTGTGTCGATCTCATGGATGGGGAGCCGTTCGCTATCATTATTACGGGCGGCACTTCAAAGGGTGGCCGCCAGTATGTCAACTGCGAGCTTGACTGTGACTGAATAGCGCGTAACTTAAAGAGAGGGTACTACTATTGGAAGTAGTACCCTCTTTCTTATCTGTAATATATCCAAGCTTTAGTGTTTGTTGGTGCTGTCATATTAGGGTCATAGGTAACACGTTTAGTTGCATTATCAATTACAGTATAGGTATCATCACCGTTGATATTGATATACAACTGTAGAGAGGCGCTAAAGTCAAGCACAACTGTTCCCGTTGCAATAGTACGCAAAGACGCTCTTTCATCGACAACAGCTATAAGCACTTCTTGCGCCGTGGCGGGTACTTGAATGTTAAGCCCACTTGTCAACTGCCCCGCATAGGTGAGTTTGTTGGCCTTTGTGTTGATAGCATTTGATACGTTGTTAGCGGTTGTCTGTGCGGCGTTTGCCGTTGTCTGCGCGGTAGATGCCGTATTACCCGCCGCAACTGCTTCTTCATGTGCCGTGTTTGCTGTCTGCTGTGCAAGAGCGGCATTAGTTTGTGCCGTGGTGGACCTGTCAACATTTCCCGCAATGACCTGTTGCACATCAGTACCAAGCTTTACCCATCCTACAGACCCGTCCGCGATAGTAGCACTTGCCGCCTGTGTTGCAATGTCCTTTGCTTCCTCCGCTGTGGCGTTAGCTTGCTGTGCGAGTGTCGTTACTGTAGCAACTGCCTGTTGTGCGCTTGCCGCCGCCGCCGCCGCTTCTTGTGCTGTTTCCTGTACTTCTTCCACAATAGCGGCGCTTTGCTCTACAAGCGGGATAGCGGGTTCGAGTGCTTTGATTTTGCGGAGTACCCAATCTAAATTAATTTTTTCAAACGATGTATAGGGATACTTGAAAAAGCCCATCACAAAACCTCCTATCTAAGTGCAACAGGCGTTGCATAAGCTAAATCTGTCGCAGTAATAATATCCACATTATCAAGGGAGCATATATACTCCAAAACGCCCTCAAGTGTCTCATCGGATACAGAACCGTCAATGTTATCACCCTCAAACATGTGGAACATGGGAACAAGTACACCTTTTCGCTGAATAAGCGCATCAATAACCGGGTATGTGTCCCCGCTCTTTTCAACAAATCTTTCAGCGGAAATGTGCATTACAGATTCAGCCCACGGGAGCGGAGAGTAAGAAGAATAAACAGGGTGAACAGAATAATCAATCATCATAATAGCATCTGCCGCATCTAATGTTTCGGCGTTATAATAATGATTGCCATAAACATGAGAACCAGCACCGTCACCAAATCCATTCTCAATAAGCCAGTCTTGTGTAGATGCTAAATCATGATATGCCTGTGAATAATGTTTTCTTGGGTAATTAGCGGATGCGGGGATTGTCGGGTCTACATACAAATTGTGGTTAAATGTATGAGAACAAATAGCCCATCCACGGTCATGTAGCTGTTTCAATTCAGACAGATTCATAGCGGGATGTGTGCCACCATATGCCGGGTGCAATTTATTAGTACCATCAGTTGATACATATTCTGGATTAACAAAGCACGTTCCGGGTACATTGTACTTTTCAAAGATAGGTAAAGCCGTTGTGTATACCGATTGTAAACCATCATCCATACGCATAATAATTTTTGCATTATTAGGCTTCTGCTTAATCCATTTAAGATTTGCAATGTTAATAATAACATCTGTACCCGCTGTTTTAGACTGTACAGAAATATACATACGTTTTACATTTGCCCAACTCGGATTTCCTGTAGCAATAAAGTCTGCTTTCTGAATAGCAATTTCGCCATTTCCGAAAATAGCATCAATCTCTTTAGGCAAACTCGCGCTTGCTGAAGTTCTGATAGCGTATCTATTAGATGAATTAGGACATTCAAATGTAATGTTAAGATAATTAATTTTTGAAGTGTCTTCACAATGAATCCACATATGTAAATGGTCATATGCGCTAAAATCCACAGGAGTAGAGAAGTTAATTTGCGGAGTATATGACGATGTATTAGAATTGTGAATCCTTGCACTGTAACCGAAACCATCTTTCACAGTATCGTCTATTGACATACCATAATTACCGCTTGTTAGATAAGTCCAGTTAGAGAGCATGTTTTCATCATTACCCAGAAGCACAAATTCTGATCCGATATATTGCTCTTTGATATATCTGCGCTCATACCACAATTTTTCCGCGTGATTAATACTACGATATGGCAAATATCTACCGCTGTTTGTAACAGATAAGACACCATCTTTATCTGTCATTAATGGTACTGCTACACCATAAGAATTTTTTGTTCCGACTTTCAGTAATTCGCTCATTATTTAAACCTCCCATTTACTGCCCTCGGTAATAGTAACCGGGGAAAATATATTGTCAACATACGCGATTGTTGCAAGTTCGCGCCATGTAGACCACTGAACAGATGAACGATAACGAACAAAAACACGGGTATTATTGGTAACTACGATTTGAACAGCGCCAGTACCATTAGAGGCATCACTAATAAAGTTGAGAAGTCTGCCTCCCTCTTGTACAGGAGCGTTTATAGGAATACTGGAATTATTATACCGTAACGCCCCCAAAACAGAAACATCATTCAAATTATTGGATGCATTTAAGATAGTATCATATACACCAAATCCCTCAGAGCTTCCGGGTTCACCCTGTTCACCTTGCGGCCCGGTAATTCTGATAATACTTGTACCATTGACATAATTTCCGGTAACACTTGTTACTTTCATAATGTACAAGATATTAACACCCGCGGCGGGGCCGTAACCGATTATAAAATCTCCTACAGTAACGCCACCCGGATTAATCGCGTAGTATTGATCGTTTTCTTGATAAATCGTGGTAATGCCGAAAATCCCCGGGCCGCGCTCTCCGTCAAAGGCGCCGCTTTCCGCATCAGCTTTCAGCTTGTTTCCTAAGTCCAGTAACCAGTCAAAATTAATTTGTTCAAACGATGTGTACGGATACTCATTAAACATATTACCACTCCTTAATAAATTTCAATGCAAAACCGATTCTTAAAGTCCTCGGTAATTACATCATAAATGTTATATCGTGCAACATTTCTTTCCTGTTCGATAAGTTCTTGTGTGGAAACTGTACCGATATTCCCCGCCGTGTTTTCTACCACCTGTTCATTTTCGTTCCCGGTATTAGTGGCGCTGTCGGTGCTTTCGTTGCTTCCGTTGCTCTTGTCGGTATTCTTAAAAGTATCGGAATTAAAAGAAGTCTGCGCTCCAATGTTTTCACTTGTACTGTTGCTTTCCGCTTCCGTGGTGCTTGTAGCTGTCCGCTGTCTGGTAATGGTACTTTTACGATCATAGTTGTTAATCGGGTTATACTCAAACTGTGTCGTAGCTAACAGCTTATCAATAACGCTTCGGCAATTGTTAGACCATACCCCAATCATCATTTGCATAAAGCCCCAATCCGGATACAACACGGGCAAGTCCCCACACCGCTCCAAGATATTATAGATTAACCCTGTCTTGGAAATTGCGGCGGGAAGTGAAAGATTGTCGAAAAGTCGATCATCATAGTTATACAAGCCTACTATCGTTACTTTCGCTTTCGCCATCGTTTAGCACCTCCTGTTCATAGCGTTTCTTAACGGAGAGGGACAGGCCATATTTAGCGTTTACTTTGTCAATGCCAGTTTTCACACAGTCAAACATAACATCAACAAGGCTTTCCGTTTCAACATCGTTTGCGGAAATCTCCTGTTCCGTCATGTGGGCTTTTTTGTTATAGTTGGTAGACGGAATACCGATAAAGTTATTGAAGTCATTAAGTTCTGACCGCATGTTTTCTAAAATGTCCGTTGCAATGTAGTTTTGACGGAGATTGTTTGCAAAGCCCTCCCAAAGTGGTTTTCCCGTTTCTTTATCCCACAAGTTACGGCCTGCCGCAACAGCAAGGTTTCCTTCTTGAATAAAATCAACAGCGGCTTTGAAAGTCTCGGCGGCGTTTTTGTCTGCCGCGCCGATAATGTATGCAAGCTTGCTGTTCGCAAGGTTCATCATTAGCGCTTCATGCATCAACGCCAGACGCTCTGCGGTTACAGAACAAATATCCAGAATACCGTGGAAATTGGGTTGTAACTTAATCAACACCGCGCTGTCCCTTACATCCGGGTGCTTTTCCTTGTTCCACGCATCAGCAAGCCAATATCGCCCCGTTTCATCAACAGGAAGCGCCGGGTTTGCGATTAGTGCCGTTGTGGGAGCGTAATAGATATTATATCCGGAAAGGTTACACTCTTGCGGAATTATGCCGAAAGTTTTAGAGCGCATGACGCACACAAAGCCCCGGCAGTACAGGACATACATAAAGAAATTAATGTCCCAATTCTCCGGAATACCGTCAAACTCCAAGACAGACATTGCCCGTTTTAGCAGATAGTCCGTATAAAACCGGGTGATAAGTGCATCTTTTGCGTGAACGCTTCCCGGTGATACTACGTTCTGTAGCTGTGTAGCATAATCATAATAAATAGGAATTTCCATAGATCAACCTCCAAAGTTATTCCAACGAATTTTGAACAAAAGCCAGATAGGAAGTTTACCCGGCGTGGGCGTTCCGTTAATGACATTGTACCATTTACGCGCCGCCGCTTCACGCTGTGACTGTAGCGGAGTACCGCGCTCATACGATTTTTCAAACGCCATTGCGAGATATTCCGGGCTTTGAGTGCTTGCGGCAAACTGCTGAAAGGTCATGTAATTGTATTCAGCTACAGGAATCCACTGTGTATAACCGCCGTTATACTCATACATAATCCGGTCAAGCTGTTTATCGTAATTCGTTTCCCAATCAGACCCGGCCCAGTTTACAAAATCTATACGGCTTGAACCTGTCCATTGTACAAGGCCAAAACCATAGTTGGTATCATATAGACCGCTTCCAACTTCTGACTGTGCGGGATTGATAAAGCTTTCAATGTCCATGTTACCAAGCATACCCGCAATAGCATTATCCGTCCATCCTCTTCGACGGAAGTATGCCGTAATAATCCAGACATTGACCTCTTTCCAAGCGTCAGACAAGCCAAGATTCTGATTTGTGCGGATAGCGTTCCAGTTACTCATAGTAGAAACCTCCGCTCATAAAGGCCTCTATTAATGCTTCTTCATCCGTTGTAGCAATCGTACTATGGAAAGACGGTGCTTGACAGGAAATAAAGCCGCTAAGAGTATTAAGGCGAACTTTCCTACAGTATGGGCGGCCTATGCGCTCCGGGTACTGCTCCGCAATTTTCTGAAACTTGGCAAACAGAGTAATGTTTTCCATAGCTGATTGAAAATTACCCGTAGCACCGCTATAAGAAAGTTGAGCAAGCGCCGCCGCCGCAGAGGAGGCAACATTAGGAAAGATAGTCTCTACCGCATAATCAGAAAAGCCCCACAAGGCGTTTTCAGCTTTTCCGACAGTATCAGAAATAGCATTTTGAGCGGAAGTGATAAGCGCCTCTGTACGTTCTTCGGACGGGTTCCACCATCCTAAAAGCTTGTCAGCGGCTTGATTAACAGCGGCGTTTCCGCTATATCCTTTCACCGCAGGTTTTCTTGCCATTCAATCACCCCCCGAAGTAAGAAGCAACACCGCCAATATCAGCGGCAGTAGCGGCGTAAAGAGCGTTTTTGAAATTAGACAAATCTGCCCTAACTTGACCGATAGGAAGATTAACACCTACTTGTGCTTCATACACAAGAAAACTTCTACCCTCAAAGTTGTATTGCGGGTCTGTTGGGTTCTTTGCGGCAACTTTCAATGTAGCATCACCCGTCATAAGGTTAACATCTACATGAAAACCCATTGTTTGATATTCCATTAACTCCGTTGTATCAAGCTCAAATATGCCAAATGGCGGCATCCTGAACAGATAATGAGTATACGGGTTAAGATTTAGATATAGCAAGTTGGGGTCACCACCCTGCGCTTGTACACTTTGCGGATGCTTGGGAATGTCCAATTCACCCTCACGGATAAGCCATGCCGCACCGATTGTATTAAGTACACGCACATTACCAGAAAGTGTAAAGTTCCACCATCCCAACGATAATGTGCTAGTAACAAGCCCTTGATCGAAACTATCAAACCGGATAGGAAACCACACACAACTGACAATATACTGTGTAGGATTAATAAGTGCTTTTTGAAGCTCCGTAGAAATTTCAGAAACACTAATATTAGCCCATGAAATATCCGTAAGCATTGTCTGCATAAAAGCGCGGAAAATGTCAAAGGACATAGCATAATAGGTAACAGCGCCAACGCTACCCGCCGTTTTACCAATTACACCAAGCACAACAAGACCCTCAGCACCAGAAACGCCGCCAACACCCGCGCCCCAGAAATTAGATGGTACAAGCGTTTCTCCGCGCCTAATCACTTCACCCGTTGTCGGATATGAAGTGTCAATAATGCCGGGAGTACAAGCACTTGCAGAACGGGTTACATACTGCATGGAATTGCCGATATCCGTTTTATACGTTGCAAGAACATCTTGTACCATTGTGGCATACCAGAACCCCACTTCATAATGCCAGTGCGTAATAAAGTAATACCGGGTAAATGTGTTTTCTCCCCATGAGATAGCGGCATAATTATAAAAGGGTGGAGCTATCATCTGACCTAAGTTCAGCTTTACATCAAGCGCTTGTGGAGAAAAGCTTTCCTTTAATTCTCCATCATAGACAGTGCCCGCGCTTGTGGGGATTTTCGTGGAGTTCTTCTTTTTATCGAAAGTCCACAAAGTTACCTGTATCAAACAATCACTTCCTTTACGAAAAGCCCCGGATTGCTCCGGGGCTTAATTCAATTAGTCGAGCGTGAATACAAGAATGTTTTCCGTGAAATCGACGTAATTACGCCATCTCCAGTTATACCACAAGTTGGTATAGCGTCCGCGAGCATTGAGCGGAGTGGCGCGCATACCCTCGGAATAACGCCGCACACCCATAGCTTCATCATCACAAAGGACGGCAAACACGTTATCCACCGTTGCGTCAGCGTTGGCGTTGACAAGAGCACCGTCCGCGCCCATGTAAGCGGGTTTACCCTTGACAGTAGTAGGAGTGTCGATGCTCTGCCAGTAGGGTACAAGCTCAACAGACTTAAACTCCACCCGGTTGTCATGGTAAGTAGTGGAAAGAACCTGCGCTTCCATCTGCCGCATCTCCGGGGCGTAGATGTAAAGAACCTGCTTGTCGTAGGGAGTGTGCCGGGCAACTTCTTTACCAGTCACATTGAGATGGTAAATAACAGAACGCTGCGCAAGCATGTCACGGGCGATCTGAATACGGGCAAAGGCCCAACGCATAAAGGATGGGTAGTTGGCCGGGAGCATCACCGTAACAGCGGTAAGCTCCTGCCCGGTAGCAGCGTTATACTCGGTCAACAGACGAATACGCTGTTTCGGCTTATTAGCACCCACAACACCAAGGATGGCGTTGGCAAGGTTCATGCGGGCAATGTTCTCCGTTTTCTGTTCGTGCTTATCGGAAAGATTCTGGAGAGCACCCGCGAAAAACTCTCCAAATTCATCCGGGCCACGGAACGCCACTTTAAGCTGTTCCTCCGTACGGGTGATGTAGTCCTGAACGATGTTCTGACCGTAGAAGTTAAGCTGGAGCGTTTTAGGCTTGCGGACAACATATTGATCAACAGACTGTCCGTCCGTAAGGGGATAACCAGCATCATCCACAAAATCATCATCACAGAAACTGATTTTCCTATCCCACGCGCCAAACTCGGCATCAGTTTTCATCATTGCCTTAAATTTCGCGTAGTACGGGCGGACGGCAAAAAGCGTCCTGTCAAGCACCTGCGAAATGCCCTGCGCGATAGGGTCAACACCAGTAAGCAAGGCCGTCTGTGCCACGCTGACAAAGGTTTTGTAGTCTACCGCCACAAGATCTGTCCTGCCCGTTACCTGTGCGGCCAGAGAGTTCAGAACAGCGGCGGCCTGTTCAAAAGTAAGGTTATTTGCCATTTCTATTCTCCTTTATTATTTATTTCCGAAAACGCCCTGTGCCAGAGCGTCAGCGGCTGAAAGTTTGGTGGGCGAATCAACACCCGTTTTCTGTACGTTGCTCAACTGAATTGCGGCAGTAAGTGCGGCAATCGCATCAAGCACCGCTTTATTGTCATTACCCGGCGTAGGCTCGGCGGGCTTGGGCGGTTCCGGTTCCGGTTCTGCCGGGGGAGCGGGATTTTCTACCGCCTCCATAGCGGCAATCTCATCTTTCGTGTACCCCGCATTGATAAAAGTAAGACGCTGTTCAATAGTCATGCTTTCACTCCTTTCTGAATTTCAAATTAATACCGTTGTATTTGGACAAATCAACTTCAACGGTAAGAAAGTTGTCTTTCAGTTCGTTATCGCGCTCTCTAACAAGCACATTGACAATGGATTGAATAGCGTTTGCATCATACCCCGCTTCATACAAACGTGTACGCCGCTCCACCCCATTCCCCCACTTACCGTCAAGCACTTCTTGCGCGATCTGGTAGTTACTCTTGTCAGCCATTACCGATACGCTCCTTAATAGCTTCCAAGACCTTTGTATTATTGTTCAGAGCTTCAACCCATTTGTCGCTTTCTTCCTTGTGGCGCTCGCGCTCTTTCTCCTGTGACCAAAAGAGATATAGACAACAAGCAATAGGGAAAGCGTAATTACCGATAAGCGTTTGCCAGTCCATACAGTTCCCCACACTTTCAACAGTATTTTCCACATCACGGTCTAACTCTATAAGACTGTACATCATAGTAGCGTGATGCTGAATATAATAGAATAGGGGCGTTTATGACCCGCTCAAGGCCATGCACACGGGAGCGCGCCCGTTGAGCTATGTGCCGCCCCTTAACTAATAAATACCACATTTACATAATAATGTCAAGAGGAAATTTGAATACTTGCACACTTGTACACATGCATACTTGTATACACAATAAAATAGTATCACACTATCGAACCACACATTGTATTACCGTATTAATACAAGTGACACATATGTATACAATTCGGCCATTTTCCAGGGTCTAATACTTT